ATGAACAAACCTATGATATACTTAATCGCATTCGTGAAGGAGGATACTAATGTCAATAGACGATGCTAAACCTATGGAGTGGGACAAGGTAAGAGAACTTGCGAAGCTTTCTATTAGAAAAGATCCTGATCCAGTAACCAGACCAGACCATTATAATATGGGAGCAGTAGAAGCTATTGAAGCAATAAAAGCTTCCATGCCTGACCACGAGTTTCGAGGCTACCTTAAAGGTAACGCACTCAAGTACCTATGGCGTTACGATTATAAAGGAAAGCCTATTGAAGATTTACGAAAGTGTAAATGGTATTTAGATAAATTAATTGAAGAGGTAAACCAATAAACATGGAGATGTATTTTATAATTTTAACAATAGGGGTAGCAGGCATATGGTTGATGATAAAGATGGAGGAATGATGAAAGTAATTGAAGGTAATTTTTCACAAAAAGAATCCTTTACAGATGTAGATTTATTTGATAGAATTCAAAACTCATTAGACACTTTAAGAACTCAAATGTCCGCAACCAAAGACTCAGGGTTTTTGTTAATCATTGAAAGCGACGGAGAAGTAAACATATCTTCCGACCTTTCTCCTGAAGGACTTAACTTTATCTTAGATAGCGTTAAGATGAGTACACTTCTTTCATCTTTGTCCACTTAAGGCACTGGATTATGCACGAAGAAACTTTATCTGAAGATGAATTTATTGAAGACGTTTTAATTAGAGCGTTTATCATGATGCTTGGGGTTAATATTCCACCAGAAAATGTTCGATCATATATGGAATCGTGGGTTAAACTACAGGCCAAGCAGCAAAATAAACCAATTACAGAAGAATTTGTTTTACAGCAAATACCCGCCTACATTACACACTTACACAATAGGAGATAAGTATATGGCAGTTTTAGAAGGACGAGCATACTGGTCGTTTGTTACCACACCAAACACTAAATTTACACCCGCTTATTCAGTTAACCTTGTAGTCGATGACGAGGTGGCTGATAGATTCAAGTCCCGTGGCTTTACAGTAAAAGATATGGACGAGGGGCCAGCACTTATTATCAAGCGTAAGGTTGACGGACCTCGTGGTATGATCCGTGATGCGCCAAAGCTTTATGATAAAAGCAAGAAAGAAATAAATGTTACCGTTGGTAACGGCTCTCATGTTAAGGTGCAGTTTAAAGAGTGGGAGACACAGTGGAACGGTCAAGACTTTAAGGGTTTAGATTTCCAAGCCATGCAAGTACTAGACCTTATTCAGTACGATGCACCAGACGGTGCTGAGTTTGACATTGAAGAAGAAGATGAAGGAGATGAGATTTAATGAGTAACATTACTTATGTCCACGAGGACACAACTTACGATGTAAATCTACTATCACCGGAGGGCCAAAAGGCCTTCCAGCTTTTAGTGTTAGCAGAGCAAGACGTTCGAGGTCTTGAAGATCGAGTAGTTATTGCACAAGCCGCATCGGTTGCATTACACGCCAAAGTCCAAGAGTATCTCTCAGAAGATGCTGTGTTTATTGAGGAAGCTGAAATCGTAGAGGATTAAAATGGCTTTTATTCAAACTCGACTCCCCTGCCCAGAGTGCGGGGGTTCCGACCCTGCAGCTATGAACGATGATGGATCTATCAAATGTTTTAGCTGTGGGGTTTTTATTCCTAAAGCAAAGGAAGAAAATAAAGTGACTTCGATATCTAACTTTCAGAAGACACCCACATCCAACGGGGAATTCTATCCCCTTACAGACAGAGGTATCAGCCTAGCAACAGCTAAAAAATACAGGGTGCTTTCTGTTAAAAACTCTACGGGCCAGATCGTCGAGCATATATACCCTTATTACTCTGGCAATGAAGCAGTAAGCGCCAAAGTTCGTAAAGAAAATAAAAGCTTTATATGGCGTGGAGACAGCAAGAGCTGTGGTCTTTTCGGCCAACAGTTGTTTCAGAGCGGTGGTAAATACGTTACCCTTGTTGAGGGTGAGGTAGATGCTATGTCCGCCTATGAACTTATGGGGTCTCAATGGCCTGTCGTATCTATTCGCAACGGCGCACAGTCTGCTGATCGAGATGTCAAAGAAAATCTAGAGTTCTTAGAATCCTTTGATAATATTATTATTAATTTCGACAATGATCAGCATGGCCGTGAAGCAGCAAAGAAGGTCGCTAGACTTTTGCGTCCGGGCAAAGCTAAGATTATGGAAATGCCTGTTGATTATAAAGACGCTAACGATATGTTACGTGCTGGTCAACACAAAGCTTATGTCCACAACTGGTGGAACTCTAAGAAGTATACTCCGTCAGGCGTCCTTAACGTCTCCGACAATCTAGAAAACTATCTTACCAGAACACGAACAGACTCTGTGCCATTCCCTTGGGAAGGACTAAACGAAAAGCTAGAAGGTCTTCGTGCTGGTGAGCTAGTAACCTTGACGGGTGGTACAGGCCTTGGCAAATCTAGTGTCACCCGTGAGCTAGAGCATTGGCTTATCAAAAAGACTAAAGATAATGTGGGCGTTATGGCCCTCGAAGAAAACTGGCAAAGAACTATTGATGGCATCTTATCCATTGAGGCCGATGCCCGACTACACCTCGATAGTGTTCGTAATCTTTTTGATGATGACAACCTCAGAGAAATGCACCAAGAAATGTTTGGAGGCGAAAACACAGATCGTGTTTGGGTTTACGGACACCTTGGTATGAATGATCTAGAAAGTGTATTCAGCAAACTGCGCTACATGATCATCGGCTGTGATTGTAAGTGGATTGTTCTTGACCACCTTCACATGCTTGTTCTTTTATCCGACGACCCCGATGAACGTAAAGCTATTGATATGATTATGCACAGGCTTAGAACTCTCGTAGAAGAGACCGGCTGTGGTATGATTCTTGTGTCACACCTTCGACGCACTCAAGGTGATCGAGGCCATGAGAACGGTATTGAGACTGCATTAAATCATCTACGTGGCTCACAATCTATTGCACAGTTGAGCGATTGTGTGATAAGCTTAGAGCGTAACCAACAGTCAGACGATGTTATGGTTGCCTCAACTACAAAGGTACGTGTCTTAAAATCTAGGTACACTGGTGATGTAGGTTTAGCTACACATCTACACTACGACCAAGATACTGGACGCCTTAACGAAGTAGACATTGACACAATGATTGACGAGCTTGGAGATGAAATATGACATCCTATGTTTTCGATATAGAAGCAGACGGGCTGCAACCAACAAAGATATTTTGTGTTGTTGCACTTGATACAGAGACCGGAAAGTTTTACGAGTATGGTCCTGAGTGTATTGACAAAGGAATAAATCTTTTAAAAAACGCCAGTAAACTTATTGGCCATAACATTCTTGGCTACGACATTCCAGTTGTTAAGAGATTAACGGGTGTCGATCTTGATGATGGCAACATAAAGATTGTAGATACCCTCGTACTTTCTAGATTGTTTAATCCTTCTCGTGAAGGCGGCCATGCTCTTGAGGGCTGGGGTTACAGGCTACGACACCGTAAGATTGAGTATGATAACTTTGAATACTACACACCTGAGATGATGAAGTATTGCAAGCAAGATGTGTCGCTCAACTATAAAGTATTTAGACATCTAACAACAACAGAGCTTCCGGGCTTTGGTCCGGCAGCAGTTAAGCTAGAGCATGAAGTCTATCGCATCTTAAATACACAAAGAGAAAAAGGCTTCAAGCTAAACCAACAACATGCAATGGAGCTTCTGGCAGAACTGACAGGTAAGTTATCGCAGGCAGAAAGAGAAGTACATAAAACATTCAAGCCTCGTGAAACATCTATGGAACTTGTTCCTATGTTTACTAAAGCAGGTAAGCTGTCTAAGATGGCACAAGTCTATAAAGAAACAAGGAAGGTTAGGCTGTCTGATGAAGAGTATGAGAAGGCAAGTATCAATCCGAATGAGCATCTTATTCGCTGTGATTCTGAACCTTTTAATCTTGGCTCTAGAAAACAAATTGGAGAATATCTCTTGGAGTTTGGCTGGAAGCCTACAAAGTTTACGCCTACGGGACAGCCAATTGTTGATGAGAAAGTCTTATCGCAAGTAAAAAACATACCTGAAGCTGCAATCATTGCTGAGTATCTAATGCTTCAAAAGCGTATTGCACAGATAAACTCTTGGTTCAAAGAGCTTGGAGACGATGGACGCATTCACGGCTTTGTAAATACTAATGGCGCAGTGACAGGGCGAATGACACACAGAAGTCCCAACATGGCACAAGTACCCAGCACAAGTAGCCCATACGGTAAAGAGTGTCGCCAGTGCTGGACAGTAGATGATGGGTATCGACTAGTGGGTATTGATGCTAGTGGACTTGAACTAAGAATGTTAGCACACTACATGAACGACGAGGGCTTTACTTATGAACTTCTCAACGGAGACATACACACAGCAAACCAAAATGCTGCGGGACTTGAATCAAGACCTCAGGCAAAAACTTTCATCTATGCACTCTTGTACGGAGCAGGAGATGCAAAGCTTGGTTCAGTGGTTGGAGGAGACGCAAAAGATGGTGGACGACTTAGACAATCTTTCTTCGATAATCTCCCTGCATTTAAACATCTTAAAGACAGAGTTGCGGGAGCGGCTCGAAGAGGATACCTCAAGGGATTGGACAAACGTAAGTTATTTGTTCGGTCGGAACACGCAGCGTTAAATACTTTGCTGCAAGGTGCTGGTGCTATTGTTATGAAGCAAGCGGTAGTTAATCTTCAAGAATCTATAAAGGATCTTGATGCACACTTTGTGGCTAACGTCCACGATGAGTGGCAGATTGAAGCACACAAAGACGTAGCAGATAAAGTAGGTGAGTTAGGTATTGCTGCAATTGAAAAAGCTGGTAATGATTTTAAATTAAAGTGTAGTTTAACAGGAGAGTATAGTGTCGGAAACAACTGGGCAGACACACACTGAAAAATTAAAGGGCATGTAATGACTAATACAGCAGAGTATCATGATGATGGTACACGGGTTAGAAATTTAAAAGAAAGCGCAAGCCGTAAAGGAGACTTTGCAGAATACTATGCAGTTACTTGGCTCTGGGACAACGGGTATGAAGTTTTTGTTAATGCAGGTTGCAATGGTCCTATAGACATGATAGCATTTAAAGATGGTGAGACAATCTTTATTGATGTAAAAACACAAAAGTTTGACGGTAGACGTAAAGTAAAGGCCGTTACTAACGGAAGAACAGAGGAACAAAAAAATCTTGGCGTTGTCCTTCTTGCCTTTAATCCTGATACACGTAAATTAAAATGGGTAGAGCATAAACAATGAATACTTTAGATACATTAATACAAGATATATATGGAAGACTTGAAGGCCTGTCAGCTGGAGAGCCACTTAACATTGA